AGTAGGTCCTTGAGTCCCCTGTGCTCCTGTAGGTCCTTGAGCACCTTGCACTCCAGTAGGGCCTTGAGTCCCCTGTGCTCCAGTAGGTCCTTGAAGACCGGTAGCACCAATTCCACCTTGTGGACCTACTGTGTTAATTAGTACAGTAGATCCGCCAGCATTTTTAGTGTATAGCTTACCATCGGCAGTGTTAACTGCAACTTCTCCAATTATAAGATTAGTTGCAGTTGGTGTTACACCACTCGTAGTATTATATGGTAATCTAATCTTAATTGCCATAGTTATTTCCTATAGTCTTCGATAGTTAGAGTAACACCTTTAGATGTCCATGAATCATAATCAAAATCATCATCTCTAATCCATCCCGAAGCAGCATAACCGTTTACAACATATGTATGACTACCTGTAGTCACAAGATCATATACTTTTGTATGAGGATGTGCGATATAAGATTCAACTTTATCAATATCTTTAGATCCGTTGATACCAGCGATTTTAATACCTGCTTCAAGCTTCTTAATTTCTCTTAAAGTACCAACATCACGGAATAGAACTTCTTCATTATCTAAGTGACAAGATAAGAAAGTTCCAAGTCTGTTAACATATGAATCTACTTCTGCAGCTACAAACTCACGATCTGCTGTGATATGAACGTGATCATTGGTCGTGTCGTGTTCATCGTTGATCTTATACATCAGGCGATCGCCAACAATAGTCTGTTTAGTCGCTAGAACTTTGTTGATCTCACCAAAAGCACCAATGACTTCATCACCTATCTTTACATCTTCGATCTTTTTTGTAGTATAGTCAGACATAGTCACAAGTGAGCCAGCTAAGAAACAAGCACCGACTCCCATACCACCACAGATAGTAGTGGGAACACAACGACCTGGAGGACCAATCGGTCCAGTTCCGCCTTGGGGGCCTCTAGCACCTTGGGGGCCTTGAGGTCCGCGCGCACCTGTAGGTCCAGTGAATCCAGTAGGTCCTATAGCCCCTTGAGGGCCAGTAGAGCCTTGTAATCCTGTTGGACCGGTACCGCCTGCCAATCCGGGAGCTCCTTGAGTACCAATTTTACCAGTAGCACCAGTTGGCCCTTGTGTTCCAGTAGCACCAGTTGGCCCTTGTGTTCCAGTAGATCCAGTCGGTCCCTGCGATCCGGTAGCTCCCGAATTCCCCTGAGTGCCGGTAGGTCCAGTAGTTCCTTGAGCACCCGTTGATCCTTGCGCGCCAATAAGCTGCTTCACTGTAGAAGTATCTTTAACAAAGATCTTTTGATCAGTTACGTTTACTGCCAATTCACCGGTAAGCAAATTACCTGCAGTTGGAAGAGCAGAAGCAACTGTGCTATATGGTAATCTTATCTTTATCGCCATTTTGGACCTTCCATCCAAGACACGAGTGAGTGTCTAATTCCCTTAGTGACCGGTGTTACTCTATGTCTCAAGAATGATGGAAACACTAGTATCGTACCGCGCTTCTTAAGATCTTCTGCAGCTGGTGGCTCGTGATGCATCAATTCAAGATCTCCACCTTCATAATCGCTTGGATCACTGAGCTGAATCACCATGGATAGCTTTCTATCCAAAACGTTATCAGATTCCCAAAATACATCTTCATGCCAGTCATAGTGTCCGATATTATTAGCATTATACTTAGTAAACTGAATGTTCTTAAAGAAAGATATATCTACGCCAAATGCATTTGCATTAGCTTCTTCAAACTTTCTCTTCATAAATTGTTTAACTTCAGTAAAATCTTCATGCCAATCTTCTATCCAACGAACTTCAGAGCGTCTTATAGATCTATCTACGCCAACCGCACCTCTGCCACCGACTCTAGCTTCTTGCTCTGGAAGAAGAGAAGCGGTAGCAATAATTTCATCACAAGCTTCAGCTGGAAGTAATCCAGACCACATTTGCCACATAGCTTTCATAATAGTCACTCCTTATTAATGATCATAGTCATTCTGTTGAACTTCGACTCCACGCTCGGCGTAGTCTTTAATTATATTAACAATTCTAGAGTTTGGCTCTAGAGCTTCAAAACCGTGCCAGACTCCAGGCTCCCAGTCCCAGACTTCTCCGGCCGAGATCTCCAGCTCAAACTGATTACTGAATACTCTAAGTTTACCCCTAGCACATATGGTGATATGAACGTTGGTATCATCATGAGTATGCATCGGTAAGACATCACCCACTTCAGGAAAATCAAAGATTATTCCTCTAATAGAATCAACATTTAAAAGCTTGTGCTGTAACATAATATATGTATCCTTTATGAATAGATACCGCCATCAATTAAGAAGCCGTCAAGATTAGTTGTTATTCCTGGACCAGTAATAGTGTTAGAGAACGTAGCTGCTCCTGTGACAGAGATCGTATTGCTTAAAGCAGCTGCTCCGACTACTCCTAGATTACCACCAACGTTCGCAGATGACTGGAGATTAGCCGCTCCTACTAGATTAAAAGTATTGCTGAATGTAGCATTTCCAGTAACTGCAATAGTGTTGCTAAACGTAGCGTTACCAGTCACAGCTAGAGTGTTTGAGAAAGTAGTGTTACCAGTTACTGCTAGAGTATTACTGAATGTAGCGTTTCCAGTAACTGCGATCGTATTAGCTAGAGTAGCCGCTCCAGCTGCGGCAATAGTGCTTGAAAAGTTTGCTGAGCTAGTAACGTTCCCAGTTATCGAGATGCTATTAGAGAACGTAGCAGAACCGGTCACGCTTATCGTGTTTGATAAAGTAACGTATCCGGTAACGGCTACGGTGTTTGCAAAAGTAGCGCTTCCGGTAGTTGATATAGTGTTTGAGAAAGTAGCGTTACCAGTAACGATAAACGAGTTAGAAAAAGTAACATTGCCTGTAGCACTCAGTGTGTTGCTGAATGAGGCGTTACCTACTACTGAGAATGTGTTGGAGAGAGTTGCGGCACCGACTATATTAGCAGTTGTAGCTACTACGATACCATTCTTTACCTGAAAGTCTTTAGCGGCCATGAGTTCCCTTCCCTCCGTATGGCGTTTTTATTATTTATACTACGAATAGATCCCACAATCAATAAAGAAACCATCTAGAGTGGTAATTGAAGAAGATCCGCCCGTGATGGCGGTGCCATTTGCATAGGTATTAGAACCTGAGACGTTCGCACCAAATGTAGTAACACCCGAGATATTTGCAGTTCCAGACACTTGTAACTTAGCGTTTGGAGCGGTGTTACCGATACCAACGTTACCATTTGATACAAAATAAGTAGCAGTACCGACTGTTACTGTGTTGGTTCCAAATGTAGCACTATAAGAAGTGATGCTGGTATTGATCGTAGCGTTACCAGCATAGAACTGCGCGGTGTTTGCTAAGAATATACCTGTAACGTTTGCAGTAACACTTGTAGTGGTAAATGATGCTGCGTTCATAGTACCGGTATGATATATGCCGGTGGTGTTCCCAATCAATGTGGTACCAATGGTATAAGATGCCGCATTGACTACTGAAGTCGTATTAATGACACCCTGTGAAATGACAGTGTTTACAGTTGCGTTACCAACTACGAGTGATGCAGTATTAGCTAAGAATATGCCGGTTACGTTTGCAGTAACACCCGTAGTGGTAAATGAAGAAGCGTTAATAGTACCGGTATGATAGGCGCCAGTAGTGTTTGCCACCCAAGTAGTACCATTGATTGAGATGCTGGCTGGAACTACATACGTATTAACCGTAGTGTTGCCGATCAGCATACTACCAGTGTTGCCTATAGTTAGCTGAGTTAAGTTGGCCGTGAGTACTGCAGCCGTGCTGTTTGATAGAGTGATCGAGACCGGACTCATCGACAAGTTTCCGGTTGGGTTTACCAGAACGTCAAAAGTTGAGTTGCCGTAGCCGTAGTACGTCGCGTTTCCGGAATAGAAGTGAGTTGAGTTCGCAAAAGTGTTTACGGTAGAGTTACCGACGGTGAACACGTTAGCTACAGTCGCGATGCCTGTAACGCTTAAAGAGGTAAGGTTAGACCCAATAGTTATTAGAGTTGAACC